TCGCGGACTGGGACGCCCGTCCAGCTCGCCGAACACAAGACGCATGAAGGTGCCGGTCTGCTGAATCACGCCAGGCTCCGCCACGGTTGCGCTGATCTGCGCCACGCCGCCCATCACAGCGTCCTTACCAAGGATGGGGATCAGCCGCTCGCTTGCGTCGATCCCGTTCTGCAAGGGGATGACCGCCGTGTCGGACCCCACGAGCGGGCGGATGGCCGCTCCGGCACTTTCCACGTCCCAAAGCTTGACGCAGAACAATACGACATCGACCGGACCGATACTGGCCGGCTCCTCCGTGGCCTGGACGGACCTGAGATGGACGTCACCGCGCGGGCTCAGCACGGTGAGGCCGCGCGTACGCATCGCCGCCAGATGGGCGCCGCGCGCGACGAAGGTCACATCGCCCCCGGCCATCGCCAGGGCCGCCCCGAATGGCGCGCCGACCCCTCCGGCGCCGATCACCGCGATCCGCATCGTGTCATTCCCTGCCGTGACATTGCACCCAATGTTGCGATGAGGCCTTGCTTCATCTGCGCGATCTGCTTGCAGAGCCGATATTGCATCATCCCTGGGCCTTCGCCAGGGCCATAGCGAGGGCCGCGATGGAGTCACTGGATCGGTGCATGATCACTTTCCATTGCCAAGAGGTCGAAGGTGACCGCGCCGGATTTCGAGCGCTTGGCCCTGATGCTGTGCCCGAACGCCTCTTTGGCGTCCTCGGGCAACAGGCCTTTCATAGCTCCCCTGCCTCTCAAGTGGCAGAATTCCCTGCGAACAGTGAAATTTACAGGGATTTTGCAGGTCCCAGTGGCTGCTTGCGGTCTGGGCGTCCGATCAGGCCAAGAAATTCAATGGCTAGCGGACAAATTCCCTTACAAAACGGAACAGGGAATTTTTCGCTTAAGCAGGGAACTTTTAGCTTCATAACAGGGAATTTCCTCAGCCAGGTCGGGAAACTTTGTCTTTGGTCGACATTTGGGTCGGAAACGACCAACCTTTCTGGCGCGGGTGACAGAGCGTAGCGCGTTACCGCCGGATTGCTGACCTGAGACTCGACGCGAACAATCTGTTCAGCTATAGTGAACATGGTGGGTGATTTTTGCGCGCCGGGAACCCGGATCGGAGCGCGGGGATGTCGCATCCCAAGAAATCACTCAGCCCTCGCCATGCGGGGCATCGATTGGTTGTCGTTGATCGGGCCGTCGATACGCTGACGCTCGATCCGAAGAACCCGCGCGCTCATAGTCCCCGGCAAATTCGCCAGATAGCCCGCAGCATCAAGGCGTTCGGGTTCAATACGCCCATTCTCATCGATTCCCAACTCAAAGTGATTGCCGGGGAAGGACGGTTATTGGCCTGCCGACAGCTTGGTTGGACCGACGTGCCGACCATTTGTCTGGAGCACCTTAACGAGGCCCAGAAGCAGGCCTTTATGATTGCGGATAACCGGTTGACCGAGACTTCCGTTTGGGACGATCAACTCCTCGCTGGGCTGTTAAAGGAACTCTTCCTGAAGGAGCTCGACTTCAGCCTCGAAGCGACCGGCTTCGAGCTGGAAGAAATTGACCTCCAGATCGGAAGCCTCGAGCGCGCACCCGCGCCACAGGTCGAGCGCGCACCGGCGCCACAAGGTGACCCCGCCGATGCGATTCCCGAACACCGGCCTGAAGCTCCCGTCAGCAGGACCGGAGACCTATGGCTCCTAGGGCGGCATCGGGTCTACTGCGCTAGCGCCCTCGACCCTACCGCCTACACGGCACTGATGGCCGGTGAGCAGGCCGCGATGGTGTTCACCGATCCGCCCCACAACGTTCCGAGCGAGGGGCACGCGTCCGGCTTGGAACGAAACCATCACGACGACTTCGTGACGCCGTACGGAGAGATGGACGAACGACAGTTCGCCGAGTTTCTGACGGGCTCGTTCACCTTACTTGCGCGGCACAGCATCGATGGAGCGATCCATTTCATCTGCGCGGATTGGCGTCAAACAGATGCCGTCTTGGCGGCCGGGCGAACAATCTACGCGGAGTTGAAGGACATCTGCGTCTGGACCAAGGACAACGCCGGCATGGGTTCGCTCTATCGCAGTGAGCATGAGTTTGTGTTCGTCTTTAAGCATGGCCGGAGCCCGCACCGGAACAATATCCAACCCGGCCGGCGCGGCCGTCGACGCAGCAACGTGTGACCCTACCAGGGTGTGCACTCGTCCGGGCGAGGGACAGATGACGGCAATCTCCCTGAACCCCATGCAACCGTGAAACCGGTCGCTTTGATAGCGGACGCGATTCTGGATTGTTCTGATCGAGGTGACGTGGTGCTGGACGGCTCCCTGGGCAGCGGCAGCACGCTAATTGCGGCCGAGTGCACCGGCCGACGTTGTCACGGCATCGAGATCGACCCCGTTTATGTCGACACGATCATCCGCCGATGGCAAGCGTTCACGGGCGACGCCGCCCAGCATGCCGAGACGGGTCGAAGTTTCTCTGACGCCGAACTCAAGACGGAGACGGAGCATGATTGATCGTCGCAGCCGGGAGTACTCGGTCGGCTACGGCAAGCCGCCGCGCCATAGCCAGTTCAAGAAGGGGCAGTCGGGCAATCCCAGGGGGAGAGCCAAGGGAACCCGGAATCTGCCGTCCCTCATTATGTCGGGACTCAATGAGCTGGTAACGATCACGGAGAATGGCAAACGCCGAAAGATCACAAAGTTGGAAGCCATGACCAAGCAGCTCGCCAACAAGGGAGCTTCGGGAGATCCCAAAGCCACTCAGCTGCTCATTGGCATGTTGCAGCTCTACGAAGGTCGGGTGGAAGCGCGGTCCGAAAATGCGGCGCTGGGTGATGCCGATCGGCAGCTGGTAGCGCTCCTCTTCGATCGAATCCGGCGGATAGGAAACGGAGGGCCTGATGATGCTTCCGAACCGGTCTGAGTTCGACGCAATCATGCGCCAGGATTTCTGCAGCTTCATCGGGCGCTGCTTCATGGAGCTCAACCCCCGGACCGATCTTATGATGAACTGGCACGTTGAGGTTATGGCGGCCACACTTGAACAATGCCGGCAGGGAAAAGTTCGGCGTCTCATCATCAATATTCCGCCGCGGCACCTCAAATCACTGTGCGCCTCGGTCGCGTTTCCGGCATGGCTGCTGGGGCATGACCCGACCGCCCAGGTCATCTGCGTGAGTTACGGCCAGGAACTTGCGGATAAGCTTGCACGGGACTGTCGCGCGGTCATGATGTCCCCTTGGTATCAGCGACTGTTTCCCACCCGTCTTGCTGCCCATAAACAAGCGGTCCAGGAGTTCGTCACCACCAAACAAGGCTTTCGACTGGCGACGTCGGTCGGCGGGGCCCTGACCGGTAGGCGCCGACTACATCATCATCGACGATCCTCTCAAACCCGACGAGGCGCTCTCTGAAAGCCAAAGATGGGCGGTCAACAATTGTTATGACCACACGCTCTACAGCAGACTCAATGACAAGCAAAGGGGTTGCATTGTCATCATCATGCAGCGCCTCCACCAGGACGACCTCGTCGGCCATGTGCTCGAACATGAGGGTTGGGAGGTGCTGCGTTTTCCGGCCATCGCGGAGGGCGTCGAGGTGCACCGCGTTGAGACGGCGCTGGGGGTCGATCGCTTCACGCGCCAAGCCGGCGAGGTACTGCATCCCGAACGGGAGTCGCGGGAGACCGTGGAATGCATCCGCCGCACCATTGGCGAATACAATTTTGCCGGCCAGTATCAACAAGCCCCTGTGCCGGTGGGCGGCGGCATGGTCAAGGGCAGCTGGTTTAGGCGATACACACCGGACGCCCTGCCGGAGCCATTCGATCAGATTATTCAAAGCTGGGATACGGCCAACAAGCCAACGGAGCTCAGCGACTTCAGCGTCTGCACGACCTGGGGCCTCAAGGACCAGCGCTTTTTCCTGCTCAACCTTCTTCGGCGTCGGATGGCCTATCCCGAGCTCAAGCGGGTCGCGCGCGAGCTATGGCAAGCCCACAGGCCAAGCGTTATTCTGATTGAAGACAAGGCCTCGGGAACCCAACTAATAAAGGAGATGATTGAGGAAGGCGTTCATGGCGTGGAGCGCTTCAAGCCCGAGTACGACAAGGTCAAGCGCCTGGATGCCCAAACGGCCACGATCGAAAATGGTTTGGTATACCTGCCGGAACAGGCCGGATGGCTGGCCGACTATATTCACGAGATGATTACGTTTCCGCATGCGAAGTATGACGACCAGGTAGATTCGACGTCACAAGCACTCGCCTGGGCCAAGCAGCGGCCCGCCGGGTGGGGCGTATTAGAGCATATGCGTCGGATCGTCGAAAAGGAGAATGGCCGCGCCGTGGGATTCCCGGTCACCCTCAAAGTCCCGAAGGTCGGAATTACTCACGTCGAGACGATAGACGGTCGTCGACACCCGGTGCGACCGGATTCGACCATCGAACTCAATGAAGAAGATGCGAAACCACTTCTGGCGGCGGGGTATCAAAAGATTGGCCGACGCGTGCCGGGCATCACGGGATGAAGTCACGCGCGTCGGGATCGATCGCGCCCGCGATGGCGCCGCTGAAACTCGGCGACGCATCCGGCGGACGTCGGCCACCGGCACATCGTCGAGGCCGCGGCGATCGGCGCACAGGCGGGCTGACTCTACCTGGTCGATGTAGAGGTCGTGCCTCTTAGGGCCCGTCCATAAATAAAGTAGTCAATTTGAGTCAGCGCTTGCTGGCGATCGGTAAAATCGTGTAGTTCCAGTCGCCATGGAACGCGTGGCGCTGGAGATTGACCATCGCAAATTGAG